ATCACGCTGGCCACGCAACGAGGGCGTCTGTTGTCAGAGATTGAGAAGTTAGATTCTGAAAGAGCATCTCGAGACAAGCTTTTAAAAGAGATGAAAATCTATGAGATAATCAGCAATGCTTTTTCGAAGAAAGGAATCCCGCTGATCATCACAAGGTCACAATTGCCATTGATCAATGCAGAGATAGCAAAGATTCTACATGGTATCGTCGATTTTTCTGTTGAGCTCGAGAATGATGATGAGTCAGATGCATCAGAGATCTACATCAACTATGGAGATTCGAGACGAATCATCGAGTTGTGTTCAGGAATGGAGAAGACCATTGCATCAATTGCGCTAAGGGTCGCATTGATCAACATATCTTCATTGTCAAAGCCTGATATGTTCATCATAGATGAAGGATTCGGAACGTTGGATGATGCTGGAGTCGAGGCTTGCAATCGTCTATTGATAAGCTTAAAGAAATTTTTTAGGATCATACTGGTCATAACTCATGTCGACGGAATCAAAGACGTTGCAGACCAAATTCTAGAAATCACTAAGAACGAGAAGGATTCTAAGATGGTGTACGTATGATGTGGCGTCCTTACCTAAACAATAGGTTGATAAAAGATTGTGATGGCTTCTTTGTCATCAAACCAGAGCAAGAAAAAGAAACGATCCCGCTGGCTTGTCCAGTATGTGAATACCTGTTACGCACAGCCGCAGATGAAAAGTCGTACCACCAATTTAAATGTTGCGAACATTGTGAGACTTTTTGGGCCCGTCCAAATCAACCTGCATGGAAAGAAGGATGGCGCCCAACGAAGGAACAAGTCAACGAAAAGTTAAAGGGTGGAAAAAAGATGACCGTCAATATGTTGTTTTAGACCATCTCAATATTTAGTTACTGAGGATTACTGTCTATCATGCCAGAATTAGATTATAATGCTTTAGGCCAAGCCATCGATACTTCCTGGGGAAGATCAGCCGCGCCGATCGTCAATTCATTTTCCGTGAAGATGAGAATGATCGGACCTGACATGTTGTCTGTCTCATATCAAACAATCGTTAACTTTGCCTCTGAAAGACAGATGTTACAGGTCAAGTTACGCGAGGTTGAAGCTTCTTCTCATAACATTAAAGCTGTGCTTGATGCAGTCAAGAACTCTTACAAAGAAAAGACCTCCAAGGCTCTAAAGCTGAAAGAAGTATCATCATCAGATTCAGTGGAAATTGTTGGTTTTGGAGTTCATAACCCCAAGAGAACTGCAATCTATAGAAAGCAAGTTGTCTTTGAGGTAGGTTGATTGAATGCAAGAAAAACCATTAACGAAACAGCAGCAGGTCAATGAGATTGTCGCTTGCGGTAAAGACCCAATCTATTTCATTAAGAACTATGCTAAGATCCAGCATCCGCTGAAAGGCACGATTCCTTTTAATACGTATGACTTTCAGAACGATTGTGTAAAAGCATTTCAAGAGCAACGCTTTAACATAGTCCTAAAGTCTCGTCAATTAGGCCTGTCTACAATATCTGCTGCGTATGCGACATGGCTTGCGATCTTCTACAAGGACAAGAACATCCTTATCATCGCAACAAAACTGGCCACTGCGCAGAACTTCATTAAGAAGGTTCACGTCATGCTTCAATCTCTTCCAAAGTGGTTGTTGATGCCTCGTTTTGAACCGTCCAAACAGCAGATATCATTCAGCAATGGTTCTCAAATAAAAGCAGTTCCTACGTCAGAAGATGCAGGTCGTTCTGAGTCTCTATCGCTTCTCATCGTCGATGAGTGTGCATTCATTAGAGACTTTGATACGATCTGGACAGGCTTGTATCCCACGCTGACGACAGGTGGTAATGCAATACTTATTTCATCTCCAAATGGTGTCGGTGGATTGTACTACAGATTATGGGTTGAGGCGGAAGCTGGAACGAATGAGTTCAATCCGATAAGACTGCCGTGGACCGTTCATCCTGAACATGATGAGGCGTGGTTCGTAAAAGAGACTCGTAATCTTCCAAAGAGAAAAGTAAGTCAAGAGTACCTTTGTGACTTCATCACGTCGGGTGACACATTTTTGCAATCAGAAGACCTAGAGGATTTAAGGTCTATGATAAGACCCCCTCTTGAAAAGTCTGGATTTGATAGAAATGTTTGGATTTGGGAGCAGCCAGATCCAGCAAAAACCTACGTTTTGTCAGCAGACGTCGCCCGAGGCGATGCTTCAGATTATTCTACTTTTCATGTTTTAGATTACAAAACGTCAGAAGTCGTTGCTGAGTACATGGGTAAGATACCTCCAGAAAAGTTTGCAGATCTACTTGCAGAATGGGGCAAGAAATACAACGGTGCATTGATCTGTCCTGAGAACAATACGTTTGGGTATTTCGTGAACGTTAAGCTTCGAGATACCGGGTATCCGAGGATGTACTATTACAACAATCGCGGTGACATAATGAACTACACGCCGCTGAATCAAGATGAATTGCCTGGGTTTCCTACCAACCAGAAAACAAGAGTACAAATTCTTACGAAATTAGAGGAATTGATCCGTAATAAGACTTTAAAAAGTTATTCTCAAAGGCTATATGATCAACTACAGGCCTTTATATGGAATGGTAACAAGCCGATGGCTTCTAAGGATAGCCATGACGATTTGATAATGAGTCTTGCAATAGGAAGCTGGTTGACGGAAGGTGCTCAAGGAAACAATGATTCTGGATATGCCATGGCGATGGCGATGTTAAAAGCGACCGGAGTGTCAAGCATCGACGCTAGAGCTATTCCAAACAATCCTACATATACGTTAGGAGCGAATTCTAAGGGGTCGAATCAAATCAATCAAACGAACGTTTATAAATTAAGAGAACCTTCACAGGTCAAACACCTTGATCCTAAATTTAATCACGGTATGGATGATATGTCTTGGTTGTACAAGTGAGTGTATAGATATACGCAGAGGTAAAAGGACATGAAAATCGATCTTAAGAAGTTGCAGGAAAGCATCAACAAGAATGCGCAAGTCATCTACGAGTCTCTCAACACGGCCGAGGCAAAGAGCCTATACGTTCTTGTCGTCGATCTATACGAGGAAATCAACGCATTTGAAAAGGAAGCTCCTCCTGCTGCATTAAATGCACTGTCTCCTCATCTTCAACAAGTTCAAAGCATGCTTGAAAACATGCTTCGTGAGCCGTTGAACTACGTCTCTCGTGCAGAAGATGAAGAATCTGAAGAGTTTGAATCTTCTGATGAGGATGAAATGGACATGGATATGGACGTAGATTCTGAAGAAGATGAAGAAGAAATTGGCAGAGCTTAATCAATTGTCTTCTTAACGTTATATTATCTGTTTAATCCTGAAAGCGTCCTGTGGCAAAGAACGATAATAAAAACTTGTTTCAACGTTTAACAAGGCTGTTTAAAAGCGGCCCTGTGGTGAAGCGTAAGATAAAAAGAGTTGATACTACAATAGCAATCGCTGACAAGGTGAAATCTTCTGGTGCATTGCTATTTCAGCGCTCTACGTCGCCGTCATATTCTGTAATAACTGCAAACTCTTACAACCTCTCAGAACGTTTGATGAGGTATCAAGATTTCCAGGAAATGGAATACTGCCTACACGGAGATACGTTAATAGCCGTTCCTGGAGGCTATAGAACGATTAAAGAACTTTCAGAAGAATGTTCTAAGAACCCTGACTATAAATTTGTGGTCTATTCTTATGATCATAATTTAGGAAGAATAGTTCCAGCACTGGCAAAGCAGGCTAGGCAAACGACGGTTGATCAATCATACGTTGTTACTTTTGATAACGGTCAAAAAATCACCGGATCTTCGAATCATCGTCTCATGAAACGAGACGGCATTTATTGCATGATTGAAAACCTCAAACCCGGCGACGCAATGATGCCCTTTTACAGAAGGGACTTGTTCAATGGGTGTAAAGAAGAAGGTGAAGGATATCGTTGGATCTATTCAATGGACCGTAGATCCAAGATGAACGGATGGGTTGCAGAACACCGAATACTCGGTGAAATGCTAAAAGGATCCTCGCTTGAAGAAAATGAAGTAGTGCACCACGTCAACTTCAAAAAAAATGATAATCGATTAGAGAACCTTCGGGTTATGACTGATCTAGAGCATCGAAATCTTCACTCAAAGATTATCAACGGAGTGAAATGGTCAGAGCAAAATTCAGGGTGGATTGAGCAGTTTAAGGTCAATCATTCAAGGTTTATGACTGAGAACAATCCTGCTGAAAGAAGAGACATAACTTTCGGTAGGATACTTGAAATAAGTGAAAGTGTCGACTTTAATCTTTACAGGGTGTGTGAAGTTTTTGGTACAGATCCTAACGTAATTAAAAGAAGATTGCGCAGGCATGGTTATCAAAACTTTGAGACGTTTGCAAAGGCCTATAATCCAGATTGGAGAAACCATGCTTGGGATAACAGAGGTGAAAAAAATCCTCGTTATGAGCACGGGGTAACTTTTGATTTGATATGCTCAAAATTCTCTAAAGGCATGTCAAAGGCGAAGTTAGCAGAAGAAGTTTCTACCACAGCGACGATCTTAGACAAGAGAATAAAGCAAGCTGGATACAAAAACTATACTGATTTTTCAAGTTCTTATGAAAACATGAAGGTTGTTTCCATAGAGCCGGGTGAAATCATTCCCTTGTACGACCTGACAGTTGACGGTTATAAAAATTTTGCAACAGATTCAGTGATATCCCATAACACTGCCGAAATTGCAGCTGCAATGGACATTTATGCTGATGAAACTGTTGCTCAGGATGATAAAGGTCGAATTCTTCACATTTATTCAGATGATGAAAAGACAAGAGACATACTTGAAGATTTGTTCTACAACATCCTTAACGTAGAATTTAACCTTAGGTCGTGGGCAAGAAACCTCGTCAAGTATGGTGATTTCTTTTTATATAACGATGTTTCTCCCACACAAGGCGTAGTTCATGCGTTTCCAATACCAGTCAATGAGATCGAGCGCGAAGAGAACTACGATAGAGAAGATCCGTTTGCAGTTCGATATCGGTGGTCCACGTTAGGAAATAGAACTTTAGAGAATTGGGAGGTAACGCACTTTCGTCTCTTAGGAAATGATATGTTCTTGCCATACGGTTCTTCTCTGATAGAACCTGCTCGCCGTATATGGAGACAATTGATTCTTTTGGAAGATGCGATGTTGGTGTATCGCCTCGTCCGCGCGCCCGAACGCCGTGTGTTTTACATCGATGTTGCAAACATTCCTCCTGAAAACGTACCGATGTACGTCGAGGAACAACGTAAGAATCTTCGCACGAATCAAGTCATCGATCGCAACACAGGCAGAGTCGATCTAAGGTATTCTCCATTGAGCGTTGAGGACGATTACTTCATCGCAGTCAGAGGCGGAGAATCTGGAACTAAGATCGACACTCTGTCAGGTGGACAGAATGCAGCCTCAGTAGAAGACGTGCAGTACATGCAAAAAAAGTTGTTTGCTGCGTTAAAGGTGCCACGAGCTTACCTAGGATATGATGAAATGTTGTCTTCCAAGGCGACTCTAGCGCAAGAAGACATCAGGTTCTCTAGAACGATCAGCGTCATTCAAAAGACGTTGATATCTGAGCTTAATAAGCTTGCGATAATTCATCTATACTCAAATGGATACGACGGAGAAGAACTTCAAAACTTTACTCTGCGACTCTCTAATCCGTCTACGATCGCTCAATCACAGAAGCTGGAACTTTGGAAGGCCAAGTTTGAGATCGCAGGAGCTCTTCCTGAAGGAATGGGCAGCAGAACCTTCGTTCAGAAGGAGATCTGGGGCTTGAATGATGACCAAGTCGAGGAGATCAACGAGCAAAGGTACGAAGAAAAGTCCATGGATCTCGCGATTGAAGGAGCTCAAGCTGCAGGTACACCAGCCGCCGGAGAGGCTGCCATGCCTGCAGCGACAGGAGGAGCAGAAGAAGCACAAGCAGAAGAGAAGCCTCCTGAAGGTGAAGAAGGAGGAAAAGAAGGCGGAGAAGGTGAGAGCTTATTTGCATCTGATGACATTGCAGATGATGCTGATGATGATGCTCAACTTCTGATGTCAGGTGACATAGATGAGGATGAGACGCTCCCCCAACTTGACGAAAAGGATGGTCTTCCTGTCAAACCTGGAGCATATGCAAAGAGGTACATGTATAACAGGAAACGCAAACGTCGAACTCTACACATGCCTGACTTTGGAAGCATGTTGAGCTCAAAGAACGTATCATTAAAAGACCCTCATGATAAGTCGTTCTTTAAGAGCTTAAATGATCCTTTCTCAGAGTCAACGTCTAGAGGTTCATCACATTTGCCCGCTCCAGCGTTGTCTCCCAATATGGTGTCTACATTGAAGAAAATGTCTACGTCTCTCGGCATGAGCAAAACTCAACAAAAGACAGATGGTCTGTTGACTGAGGCTCAAGAAGAAATTGACCTGAATGTCGAGGAATAAAATAGAAAATTCTCGATATTTATGCCATATTTGCTATCCGTTGTTAATCACCGGATTATTTAGATTGGTTTTTGAAAGGATCTGACCTAAATGTCGGCTCACAATAAGAAAAGAAACACAGGATTGTTATACGAGTTCTTGGTTCGTACGATATCACAGGCTCTTGTTGACGATGATAAGAAGAAATCGTCCAAGGCGCTGAAGATCGTCAAAGCGCACTTTAGACCTGGATCTGAACTGTATAAGGAATTTAGATTGATTAATTCAATCATGAAGACCACGGTCAGTTCTGATGCAGTTGCTGCATCAATCTTAGGTGAAGCAAAGGCTGCTGCCCGGACGCACGATACCGCAGAATTAGATAGGGAAAAATCTCTCTTAATAAGATCAATCAATCATCAATTGAATGATGATCATTTTTATGATCAACACATAAGAGAGTACAGGACGTTTGCCACTGTGCAAAACTTGATCAACGATTGGAGATCCTCTTCTCCTGATCTTTCCAGGTTGGCTGAGTATGAAGATCAGGTCGTCAAGTGGCTTACTTTTGCGAAGCAAGAACCAAATGAACAGATTGTCGCTGAGTCGTCAGCGGGTTCAAGCAGGTTGTTGATGAAGATCATGATGAACAAGCTCAGCGAAAAGTATGACGGCACATTGACGGCTGAACAGAAGTCATTGATCAAAGCATATGCATTTTCTGCCGCAAATGGTGATGATAACAAGACCGTCCTTCTAAAACTAAAAGAGATTAGAGAGAACCTGTTGACCGCAATTGACAAGTATGTTGATGACAACGACAACAAAGAAAAATACCTATCTAACAAACTGACGGAAGTCAAGGAACAACTTTTAAATGAAGTATCTGCTCCCGATGATAACACCGTC